CTTTGTAACGGGCGGGCCAGATAGCTACCGGAAAATTTTCCCAAAATCGACCCCTTTAATGGGCCGGTAGGGTGCAGCAATTTAGCGTATTTAGTCGATCTAAAATCACTTATATCTAGATATAAGTATCAATAAAATGCCTGTCTCTCCCCAGGACTTTGCGCTTTGGTCCGACCTCACAGGCAATCCATATCCGCAGACCCCGGCTGAACGCATGGCCCTGGCGCCAGAGGTTCACAACTTCACTCGGAACTTAGGCCGTAGGGGTGGTCCCACTATGAGTCCACTGCGGCGTGCTGTTGATGTTGTGGGTAAGACAGCGCTCGGCCTAGGTGCTCTTGCTGGGGCTGCGTACCTTGGCAAAGAATATTTTGCTGGAAAAGAAGCGGCAGAAAATAAAAGCGCAGAACCCTTTGTACCTAAACAGCCGCCCACTGGCGAGGGCCAAGCGTATGCCGCGCCTGAACCTCCGACAATGCCGACTCCGGGCGGTGCGACTACTGAGCAAAAGATCGTTGCCCTAGGTCAAGCCCGTGCATATCCACGGCAAAAACCTGCAGTTGACGAGAGTGTTTACGATTCTGACTTTTTAGAAGGTTATACGCAGCATCAATGGCAAACTCATCGTCGCAATGTCTCTGAGCGTGCTCAAGAGTTAATTGGTCGGGTTGGTGCAGGTTTTACAAAATTAGAAGTTGATAACGAGGCCCCTGTTCTTCCACCAACTGTTGCGACCGCTGGCGCCGATCCGCTGTCTCAAGCCGCGCGTGTCTCTCAGGATGTAACTCCTCCAACCACTGCTCAGCGTTACGGTCAGAACATTATTTCTGGCCAGACTGCTGTAACTCAAGAAGCGAAAGGACTTTCTCCGATTAAACCAATTCGGACACCAATTGAAGCAAAACCAGTAACACAAAGCGAGGTTATTTCTGGACAGCAGAGCTTCTCCCCTGGCAGCGAACTTGAGATGGTAGGAGAAGATTCTGCGCAGAAAGCCGCTGCATTCCGTAAGAGTGCTGCTTACGCTGTGATGCAAAAGCAATATCCAGGTCTTCAGGATATTGAGTCTCCATCTCAGCCCGCATCGACTGCTCCGGTTGTGATTAAAGATGTGAACGTTGGAGAGGCGCTTCGTTCTAAAGGGCTTGCTCTTGGTGGCGGTGAGGGAGATATTTATGTGTCTACTCCTGGTGGGCGCGATTTACAAATCTTCCATCCATACGCCGAACACTCCAAGCCAGGCATTCGTCAAACTGCGTTAGCTGAGCAAAACGAAGCGCGTGAGTTACTTGCTTCTGCTGGTGTCACACCTGAAGCAGCAAAGAGTTATTGGAGTGAGAAAATCGCAGGTGGCGCTGAAAGTCCAATAGCAGTAATGTCCAAGCCTGCAGCAGCTCCTGTTACTGCAAAAGTAGAGCAGACTTCCGGCCCCACCGCTAGCGAAATCCGTGACACTGATGCGCTCCTGCTTCGTTCCATGGGTAACCTTAGTCCTGAGCAGCGTGCAGCGGTGCGCGACAAGCTTTTGTCGGACAAATACAAAAGCACACCTCAAGTCGAACCCCAACCTCAGGTGATGACTGAGTTTAAAAAACAAGGGATTGATGTAAGTCCAGAAGTTGCAGGTGCTGTGACGGCAAAATACTTATTAAGCCAACTTCCAAGCCAGCCCTCTAAAGGCTCTTCCGTTTCTTCCGCACCTTCTACTCCTGTTGGGCCATCGCCTGAGAGTGTCCGTTTCGCTCGTGAGACTGCACGTGGGATGAGTCGCATGGGTCTTATGGCGCAACGTGAAGCTGGTCGCGCTCGTGTTGCTGAGCGTGCTGAGCGTGCTGAGCGTGCTGAGCGTGCTGAGTTCGGTGGTGTAGAGCCAATGTCTTCCGGTGGTGAAGAACCACGTGAACTCGCTGATCCTCGTGTCATGCGTGAAATGATGCGTCGCCAGGCACCAGTCGCCACTCCACGTTTCTTTTGATTATTAGGTGTAGATTTAATTTATTAGGGCAGCGCCATGACATTTTTTGACATCCTGATCGCGCTTTTGATTGGTGTCGCCACTGGTGCGATTTCTATTGCGATCCGTAAAAGTAAGCCTGCACTGACGCTGCTTAAATACGGTCCAATCGTCAAAAAAGCATACGATATTATCGACCCAGTGCTCGATCGAAATCTGCACAACTGGAAAGGATCTCAGGTTGATAAAGCTTTTGAACTTGCGATTGAAGTCGCCGGTGATGGCAAATTAACGCCAGCAGAAGTCAAAGCAATTGCATACTCCATGGCGCAAGCTTGGCTGCCACAGAAAGCGGCTGATAAGGTTCGGCAATTTGAGGCTGCGTCGCGTATTGCACCTCAGTTTAAAGTTGCTGCAGAGATCGCAGCTAAAGTAAACGCGGCGATTAACTGATAAAATAGTATTTATTTGCGAATCATGGCTGAAGGCGGCAAGTGGATTCAAGAAGCAACCAGCGAGCATCCAGGTGCTTTTTCTAAAAAGGCGAAAGAATCTGGTATGTCCACCGCCGAGTACGCCGCCAAGGTTACAGCAAATCCAGGTGAATATGACAAACGCACAGTAAAGCAAGCCAACCTGGCTAAGACACTGAGCAAGCTTCGCAAGAAAAAAGGCAAGTGAGGAATTAATGGTAGCGCCGCTTTTCAACAAACGATTTGAAGATCCACAGGATCAAGCATTTCGCGAAGGTCGTCGTCCTGGGGACAATAATCGCCTGGGACCAAATCAAACTGCCATCACTGATCCCAAGGATTTTGCAAACGCATTTGTTCAGATGCGTTTCAATCCGGATAGTAAAAATCTCTGGAATACAAGCGTTTTTTCTTCGGATACTGCTGCAGCTTCTCAGCAGAAAATTGATTCTGCTGGAAGCACAGATTATCCCGCATTTAGTGACGAACGAGACAATACATTTGCCTGGGATTTTCTAAATAAATACAGTGGCCCTGGCGGCGCAATTGCACGTGGCTTGGTTGAGCCGGAGAGAGCTGTTACCAAAGAGGGGTTGGCTAGACTTATGACACAACCTGCTGCATTTGGTTCTACTCAAAAAGATCCAAATACGGTAAATAAGTTTCCGAATCAAGGAGTTTCAGTTTAATCATGCGGATGTCAGGAGGACAACTCGCCAGTTATCTTAAATCAGTACTTGATATTGGAAGCACGATTGGCGGCAAAGTTGCAGGTGCTGTAGGGAGAAGCTCTAGACTCGCAACTATTGGAGCTGGTACAGCAGAAGAAGCTGCACAGGCTTTACAAACATTGCCGCTCGGTAAATATGTTTCTCAGTTGCCGATTGGCATCCCCGTTTATCAATCGTTAGCACGTAATGCGCCGCAGATTGCTGGTGTTGCAGCAAATGTAGCCACACAAGCTGCAGTTCCTTACCTCACATCATATCTTTTAAAGGGTTTAACCAGTGGTGCTGAGCCTTTTGCCGAAAGGCAGTATTCTCCTGGCAGCTTGCCATTAACGAATTATCAAGCTGGTCAGTCATATTTGAATCAGCAACGATATAACCAGCAGCTTTCACTTGCACAAAACCAGTACATGGCTGATCGTTATAATCAGCAGGACAGGTTAGCATTGCTCATGGCGAAACAACCTCAAGATTCGGGCATCGGTTACACCCCTTTAAGTAGCAACCCCGTGGCCAATCTCTCCAGAGGCTTACAGCAAACCTATACTTACTGATTTAAATGTCTACAATTTCGTCCGCTTTTGGCACTAATAAGTACGGAGGCGTAGCGCCATCTTATGGGTTTGGGGATTCTTCTTGGCTTTCAGGCCGCAGTTTTGATTCTCCTTTCAGCACTAAAGATGCGTACGAGGGAAGTCTTGGAAAGTTTAATTTAGGAGGGAAAGATAAGTTTGGCGCAAAAGAATTTTTAAGTGCGTTCGCCTCGGGCTTGAGAAAAGGTGACCAAGATAGGTACAGAAATTACGGTGAATCATCGCCTTTTATGTCAAAAGGATTTGAAGGAGGCGGAGGGAGAATTTTAGAGAATCTTGGAGTTGTGTACCCTCAACAACAAGGATCGATGTTTATTCCAGGGCAAGAAGGAAAGAAGTCTCAGTGGGGCGCAATTGGAGGTGCTCTATTAGGTGCCGCCAGTGGGTTTATCCCTGGAGTTGGTTTAGCCGGTGCTGCCTTAGGCTCGCAACTTGGCGGCGGTCTCGGTGGCGCATTGTTTGATTAAAGGATACTACATTTAAAATAAAAATTAAGACAATAATTTAAACATGCTAGGCGCCGCACTTAACGCACTGCCCTTAGTATCGGCAGGTGTTTCCGCTCTTCCAGCTTTGATGCAAGGACGCCCACTTGAAGCATTAGCAAGCGGTGGACTTGCTTATGCCGGTGGACAGTTACTTAAAGGACTCCCCGGCAATCCTGCTGCGTATGGGGCGACTGTACCAGGCACTGGCGGTAAAACCGTTGTGGGTTTAGCAGGTCGCGCCGGTCAGAAACTTGGTCTGCAGCCTTCTCAAATTTTAGGTTTAGCTGCACTCGGTACGGGCGCCACGGTTCTTCCTCAGTTAGCTCGGTCTGCTGGACAAGCGAGTGCCGCAGCCGCTAGGACTCTGACTGGTGCTCCTTTACAAACAGCCGCCGGTTTCGCTGGTACACAGCCAACCGCAACTGATTACGGCGCTGGGTTAAGTGCTTATGATCAGCAGGCGTTGCAACGCGCAATGGAAATGCAGTATGGCTTAAATCCTACTGATGTTTTTGGACCTCGTGGCATGACCCGTACTGCCGAAACACAACGGGAAGCGCGTGCACAAGCCGAAGCAATGCGTATTCTGAATACCGAAGAGGCTAAGTTCCTTAATGTTGCAAAATCGAAAGATTTAGAGCGTTCGATTGCTGCAGCCGTTGCTCGGGAAAATATTGCACGCCAGAGCCAAATGCTGGGTCAAGCACAACTTGGTGCTCAGGACATTGCATCTAAAGCTGCAGCAGGTATTAGCCAAGGCTTAATGCAACAGTATCAGTACAGCTAATTATGTCGAAATCAAATCCATTCTCCAGTTTCAAGCCAATTCCTTTCACTGGCATGGATTTGACCAGTGGCAAGAGAAACGTTGATCTTTGGAAGATGGTTGCCAATAACCAGCTTCCGGATTATTCAAGCATGTTAAGCCAAGGTAGTGCAGATCAGTCAGGCATTACGCCAACCAAAACTGATTATGGCGCTGGCGACTCCAGTATTGGCGATCTGTATAAACAGTATGGAGCAGCGTATGAATTTGAAAAGAAAATGCAACCGATGCTTTTTGATCGGATGCGAGAAGCTGCTAATCTGCAAGCGATGCTCAGCAATGAGCAATTAAGGCAGGTTTACCCTCTACTCAGTTCGGCCGCAGCCGAAACAACTGCACGTAACTTGGCAGCAAGCCAGACTTATCGTCGTTTTGCGGAACAACTTCCGTCTAACGTTCAAAACATCATGGCCTCTAAGCAGGCTCAAATGCAATCAGCCCAAGCTGGAGAAGCAGATTTAATGCGTGCCGTTGCAGCTCAACAGCAAGCAGCAACTGGGTTCGGAGGTCGCTACGCTGGACAATATGTTCAGTTTGGTTGAAATAGCTTTAGTAAACTGAATTAAAAAGGAACTGATTATGGGTCGGAGTTCACCGCCACCACCGCCAACTATCGTTTATAGTCCGCCGCCGCCGCCGCCCCCACCGCCGCCGACCCCGGTTCCTACGCAGTCTTTACAAACGCAAACCGCTCTGAATGAAGTTAGCGGGGCTCAGCAGCGATTAAATATGGAGCTTGGTGCTCAACTAGACCGCACCAACTCTGAGTTTTTTGCGAACCAAGATATTCGGCGTATTCAATCTTCTGCTGCTGAAACACGTTTAACGGCAGCAGAGACTGGACGCCAAGATCGTCTCAATATCGCTGCAACTGGTGAGCAAACGCGTGCGACTGAACTTACGCGAGGACAGCAAGAACGATTAGGGATTGCGGCAACTGGAGAACAGGCTCGCGCCACGCAGAGTCAACTCCTTGCTGGCCAAGAACGACAGATTGGCTTGACGGGAGAGCAGCAACGCTTGACAGAGGCCATCCGTGGTGAGCAAGAGCGGTTAGGGATTACTGCAACTGGAGAACAGGCTCGCGCCACGCAGAGTCAGCTCCTTGCTGGTCAGGAACGACAAATCGGATTAACTGGTCAGCAGCAACGTTTGACAGAGGTTACCCGTGGTGAGCAAGAGCGGTTAGGGATTACTGCAACTGGAGAACAGGCTCGCGCCACGCAGAGTCAACTTCTTGCTGGCCAAGAACGACAGATTGGTTTAACTGGACAAGAAGCACGGGCCACTCAAGCTCAACTCCTCGCTGGCCAAGAACGACAGATTGGTTTGACGGGAGAACAACAACGTTTAACTCAGGCCCAACAAATTGCCGGTGAGCAAGAAACGCAACGTCAGCGTTACGTTGGTGAGACAGGTTTAATTCAAACCAGAGGTCAAGAGGAGCGCTTTGGGATAGTCACCACAGGTGAGCAACAACGCCTGACACAAGCTCAACTTCTTGCTGGCCAGGAACGACAGATTGGTTTAACTGGCGAGCAGACCCGCCTGACGCAAGCTCAAGCAATTGCTGGCGAGCAGGAAACTCAACGGCAGCGTTATGCAGGTGAAGTCATGTTAACCGGCGCCGTTGGTGAGCAACAACGCCAGACTCAAGCGCAACTTCTCGCTGGTCAGGAACGTCAAATTGGTCTGACGGGGGAACAGCAACGCCTAGGAATTTTAACGACTGGCGAACAAGCACGTCAGACTCAGGCCCAATTACTCACTGGTCAGGAGAGGCAGATTACGCTTACAGGGGAACAGCAACGCCTAGGAATTTCAGCGACTGGCGAACAAGCACGTCAGACTCAGGCCCAATTACTCGCTGGTCAGGAAAGACAGATTACGCTCACAGGGGAGCAGCAACGCGCCACTGTTAGAACAACCGCTGAAGAAAGCCGTATGACCGACTTGCAGCAAGAGATGTTTAGGCGCTATAAAGAGAATCGAGATTTCGAGCAGGCACGCGGTCTGTACAGAGTATGACGGAATGGATTCAATCTTTAACGGATAAAGATCGAGAATCCTTTTTGACATTCTGCAAGAGAACTAGCTCTCCAATTCAGATGTACCTGTATTCCCGATTTCTCGGGTTTACAGGTAGCATCGTGGAATGCGATGAGTGGTCAAAGAAAGAATTCAAAAAGAGGGATTTTAGTGGACTGCTTGAAATGGAGATTGACTCCATGCAACAGGACATTTCTAAGCTTCGCGATGCGATTGACATGGGGATGGTCAAACAAGATATGGGAACATCTCGAATTGCAATGCTACAAAAAGAACTTCGCGGCGCAATCAAACAGCTTAATGATGAAAAAGTATTAATGGATAAACAAGGTTTAATCCTTGCTGGTGCTGACCGAGCGCTGCGTGAGATGCTTTCAATCTTCCGTGATGATCCGATTGAGGGTCCGCTGCAGGAAGCTTCAATGGGCGTTTGGACAAAGATTCTGTCGGAAGAATCGTAAAGATTAGTCCGCTATGCTACTGGCATGGCAGGTACTTCCATCTATTCCGTTTACAGGAGAACAGCGCGAGCCGCTGCTCAAAAGCGAGTTGTCAAGCAGACATCTTCCATTGACATTGAACGGGCTCGAACCGATTTTGGTTATTTTTGTGAAGTAGTCGGAGACAAGCCGCCTGCCTCACATCATAAAGAATGGCACCGTTATTTGTGTACAGGTGCTGACAGTGAATGCTTAATTGGCATTGGTGGGCCAAACATTGATATTCTTGCTCCGCGGGGCAGTGCTAAATCCACGGTTTTAGGTTTGTTTACTGCATGGGCTATTGGCATCCACGCTTTACACAAAAAACCGTTAAAAATTCTCTACATTTCTTACACTGTTGATGTTGCTCGCCCTAAGAGTGCAGCCATCAAAAGGATTATTGAAGAGAGTAAAACATATGGCGAAATTTTCCCAACTGTAAAAATTGCAAAAGGGATCAATTCAAACGAGTACTGGAGTATTGACTGGAAGTTTGCTGGGATTAAGTCCACAGGTGAAGAGGAATTTACGGTCTGTTGTGCAGGTCTGAAAGGTGCGGTGACATCCAAGCGTTCTCATCTCTGTATTATTGACGACGCAATTAAATCAGCCGACGATATTAAAAATAGGGATATCCGTGCCGCCATGGAAGATAACTGGAATTCCGTTATCGTTCCTACCATGTTTGAGGGTGGAAGGGCAATCTGCTTGGGTACCCGTTTCCGCCACGATGATATTCATAACAGCACTTTTGTCCCTGCAAATGACTGGGTTCAAATTGTACAGTCAGCAATTACGGTTGATGGGCAAGGTGAAGAAATATCCTATTGGCCTGAAATGTGGTCACTTGAATATCTGCAAGATCGTAGACGCCAGGCCCCTGTTGCGTTTAGCTTCCAGTATCAGAATCAAATCGTACAGACTAGCGAATTATCCCTGTCTCCCGATTTAATTGTCAAAGGCACGATTGCGACACAGTTTGATTCCTTAGGCATTGGTGTAGATCTTTCTGCGGGGATAAGAGAGCAGAATGATTACACCGTGTTTGTAATGGGAGGTCGCGTTAAAGATAAGATTCACATCATTGACTGCAAACGTATACGAATTATGGGAAACCTTGAAAAATTGGAAGCCCTCATGGAAATGGCTGAAGAGTGGGGCGTGGTGCACAAGGATAACGGCAGATATTTTCCCACTGGCAGTAACATTGACATTTGGTCTGAAGCGGTAGCCTATCAAGCTTCTTTGGAAGCGGATTTCAAACGGGTATGCCTCGGTGAGCACGGACTTTACAATTTAAATTGGCACGCCATCAAAGGATTTCGTGGCGACAAAGTTGCGCGTTTCCGTGGGATCATGGGTCTTTTTGAGCAGCGAAAGATAATTTTTAATAAATATCGGCGTTTCGGTCCCTTGATTGATGAGATCGTCAATTTTGGTGTCAGCTCTCACGACGATGCTGTTGATGCCCTC